CTGGAGGCGCTGCTGATGGAGGTCCCGGTGCTCGCGACCCGCGTCGGCGCTGGTGCGGGAGTAGTAGAGGGCGTGGGCGGGGTTCATGCCGCGCAAGTTCCGCGTCACGCCGATCTGCAACGACAGCCCACCGCGATTCATTGGCGCGTTGTCATAGAGCCAAATTTTGTAGGATGTCGACCCGGTGACCTGAAAGGTTCCGGCAGCTAATGCTGCGGAAAACGCTTCTGCCTCGGTCATGTACTGCATCGACAGATAGGGCGTCACCGAGCCTGCAGCGTTTTTTACCCTGAATTCACAAAACCATAAGGGATCGCTGGTTGGCCCATCGTAATACCCAAGATCAGTGCCATAACCCAGCCATTTGCTCCACGCCTGATAGAGCCCGCCGGACACAACGGCAACCGAAACAACATCGGTCGGGTCCAGATTGGAAATCGACCAGGCGCTCGACGACGCCTCTGGAGTGGTCGCAGCGGTGTCGGCGTTAAAATTGGTGATGCCGCCCGGCGGGTCCAAACTCGCCGCCATCACAATCTCGGCCTTCTCCGGATACCACGCCGAGCCCCCATCCCAGCCCTGCTTGATCCGCCGCACTTTGAACGCCGGCTTCTGCGGCCCGGGGTTGATCGCCCCGTACTTTCCGCCCTTGAATACGACCGTGGTGAGGCCGCGCCAGGCGGGGATCTGATCCCCCAGGTTCGCCAGCAGGTAGGCATTCGGGGCCTGTGTCGCCTCGCCGAACATCACGTCCACGTCGCTGACGATGCCGCCCTGGTCTTTTTCGCCGCCCCAGAGCTTCGGCTGGTCGATGGTCAGCGTGCCGCTCGCGGTCAGGCTGCCCTTCCAGGCGGTTTTGTCGGCGCCGCGAAACTCGAGGAACGCATCGATCGGCCCCTTGCACAGCCCCGCATGCCACAGGCGCTTGTACCAGTAGCCGACGACCTGCTTTTTGCTACCGCCGCTCATGTGCGCGGCTCAGCCAGTGCGCGCTCGCGCGCATCACATTCGCGCGCCCAGGCGGCCAGCGCCTGGCCCATGGCATCGGTTGCCTCCAGTTTCTCGATCGGGATGCCGTTGCGCACGAAATCACGCCAATTCAGACCATGCGCACGAAACCAGTCCTTCGATCTTCCGCGGCAGAACCCGGGCCGGGGCGAAAACCCCGGAATGGTGAACAGGTGCTTCGTGGTCACGATCATTTCTTGCCGCCTTTTTTCTTGATCGCCTGCGTGCCCATGCTTTTCCACGCAAGAAAAAACGGATCGTCGATCCACACCGTTCCGTACACCTCTTTCGCGGCGAGGCCATCCTCCACCGTCGGCGCCTCGCCCTCGGCGGGCTTCGGGCTTTCGACCTTGGGCTGTAACAGGTATGAAATCGCGGCCAGCGCGATCATGATCGCGATCTGCACCACCCACCAGCTCACCGCCCGCGCCGGCTCCGCGGGCGCCGCCGGGGCCGTGGCCACCACGATCATCATCCGCACCAGCACCAGCACCAGCACCAGGCAGGAGAGGCCGAACACCGCGAACTGCGCGACCCGGCCCTGGTGCGTATCCAGCCACCAATAGCGCGCGCGCCACGACCACACGTACCAGAGCCGCCGCATCACACCCATGACGCCCCCCCCCACGAGATCACTCCCACGACATCGGCACCTGCATAGGGTCTTTGCCCGGCTTGTAGATCGCGCCGCCGAAATTGATGGTGTTGCTGCGCGCATCGCACGCCGCCCAGGTCTGCTGGCAGCCAGGCCGCGCGGTCACTGCCAGCCCGGCCGCCAGATCGGCCGCACCGTAGATCAGCGTCACGTCGGTGCCCGAGTGCGTGCGGATCCCGCGCCGCTCGACGATGCCGTCCACCCGCGTCCATTCGACCCAGCCGCCGGCGAGATCGAGCGGCGCGCTCGCGAACTCTGCCGCCGACACCACCAGCCCGGCAACCGCCGTCAGCGAGCCCGAAACGGCAAACGCGCCGGGATCGAGATTGCACCCGCGCAGCCCGGTGGAATACACGGATTTCCAGCACCCCCGCTGCCACTTCGCGCCGATGTTGCGCGCCTTGGCGATCGCCGGACCGGGCTCGCAGGTCAGCTCCAGTTCGCTGTCGCTGAACGCCGGCTGCACCACGATGCCGGACCACTCCACCGCCGGCGGCCCGGTGTCGCCGATATGCGCGGCCAGGCAGGTCACGCTGATCGTGTCGCTGGGCACATAGGGATGCCAGTTGTCGCCCAGCGCCTGGGTCGAGGGATATTCGGCAGCGCCCGGGTCGCGCAGATAGGCCAGGGTGATCTTGAGATCATCCTTGGCGCGCTCGGCGGTCTGCTGAATCTCGCTGCGCCCGATCCGCGCGGCCAGATAGGTGGCGCCATCGATCACGATATTTCGGTCGGCGTTGCAGAACCGCCAGATCACCGCCTGCCGCTGAAACACGAACAGCCGCACCGGGCGGCCGAGGAAGCGGCTGGTCTCCAGCGCCTCAAAGCTCATGGGCAACTTCTCGCCAGGACAGCTCGCACAACAGCGTCGCGGAATCCCAATAGCGCAACCGGTTGGTGTCCGTGTCCTGCACGCTCAAGGCGAGAAACGAAACGACCCGGACAGCGGAGAGCGCGAACGCGGCCGGCAGTGTCGTGTCCAGCGTCAGGCGGTCCACGGTGCTGCTCAGCGCGCTCGCACCCGTGATGCGCCGGTAATACACCGTGCCGCCGAACAGCTCGATGCGGATGTCGCGGTGATTGGTATCGAGGCCAAGCGCAGAGAGCACCGGCCCCTCCACGTCGATATAGCCCTGCCCGGCGCTCACGCCCGCCACCAGGCGCAGATCCTGCGCCCAGCTCGGCACCCAGGCCGGCGACCAGCGCCCCGCCAGCGCGAACAGCGCGGCACGAAAGCTGCCGATGGCGGCCTGGCTGTCGGCGGCGTATTCCAGCACCGTTTTGCTCAGGGCAACCCCGGCCAGATCCACCACCAGCGGCACGGCGACATCGTCGTCCACCCACTCCGCGCGCCGCTCCGGCGCCCACACCGGGTCCGACGTCCACACCGGCACGACCGCATCGAACACCGGATAGCCGCGGTAGGTCGCGCCGGGCATCGCCGGCGCCGTGTCCAGCGGATCGTCGAGCAGGAAGCGCAGCGCCACCAGCGCCGAATCGTCCGCCGTGAACCGCCCCACCTTCGGCGCCTCCGCCAGCCTCCCGGCACGCAACGGGATGAGCTGCGTGCCCGCCGGCCAGCCCAGCGTCAGGCCCGGCGAAAGCGTCAGCGAGCTGCCGCCCACCGAGCTGATCGCCGCCACCTCGAACACGCGCGGGTCAGATCCGATCACCAGCACCTTGCCGCCGTCCACGAACCGCGCGCCGGCAACCGCCACCGACAGCACCGCGGCGCCGGCCGAGACCGACGCGCCCAGCGAGCGCGCATCGATCGCTACCGGCACCCACCAGCGCGCCGCGCCGTGGGCGCGCAACTGCGCCTCCATCCAGCGCCGGTTGGCGCCGGACTCGAGCACCGAAAACCCGATCGTGGTGCGCGGCGACTCGCGCAGCCGACGGTGCTGGGTGCCGCCGGTCGGCGCCTCCAGCACATCGGTCAGCCACGCCAGCTCCTCCGTGTACTCCTCGCCGGCGGCGAACGTCCAGGCCACCGGGTCAGGCATCGACCGCGCTCTTGTTGCGGCGCACGTGGTTCACGATCACCCGTTCACCGGCCGTGCCGGAAAGCGCATCGGCCAGCTCCGCCTCGCTGAACACGATGATGTTGCGCACCGGCGCCGGCGCCGAACCCTGCCCGGCGCCCATGCGCGCCTGGAGCGCGGCCTCCTGCTGCCGGGTGCGGATGGTCTCCCCACGCTGCAGGATCGCTGGGATCTCATCGCTGCTGAGGCCGGCGATGCCCCCGCCGTGATACCGCGGCGCCGCACCGAACACCATCGGATCGACCCCGCTGCGAAACATGCGCAGCGCGCCCGCCACCCCGCCGCCGTGCGCCAAGCCGAAGGTGCCCAGGCTACGCGCCGCGTTGGCGGCGGCAAGGGCGCCGGCCGCCGCGGTCAACTGCGCCGCCGAAATGCTCAACTGCGCGGCGCCGGCCGAAATCGCACCGCCGGCCACCGTAGTGGCCGCTGCGGCCCCGGCGAGCGCAACGGCGCCCTGTTGGGCGCTCTGCCCCTGATCACCACCGGCGCCGCCAAACAGGCCGGCAATCGCCCCCACCAGCCGCTTGGCGGTGGCCTGGGCAAACATGTCGTAGATCCCGCGCACGAAATCCGATACCAGCGCGCGGAACGCCTCGCCGGCCGAGGTCGCGCCATCGTAGAGCGTGCCGAAAAACGTGCTCAGCGAGCTGACGCCGACATCCATCGTGTCCTGGCGCAGCTCCTGCATCGAGGCCTGGATATTCGCGATCGCCGTATCGATACCCAGCAGCCCCTCCTGCGCCGCCGCCAGGTTCGGGTCACCGGGCGCCAACCCGGCCAGATAGGCCGCCTGCTCCGCGCGCAGCGCCCGCAGCCTCTCCAGCGCCGCCGCGCGCACCTCGTCGAGCCGGCGCTCGCCTTCCAGCGAGCCCAGGGTGCCAGCGGCCACCTGCGCGCTGATCGACTGCTCCGCGGCAGACAGCCCGCCGGCGAGCCCGGAGGCGCGATCGCGCAGATCCGCCGCTCGCCGGGCGCTCAACTCCGCCTCGGCCTGGCGCTGCTCCCGCGCCGCGTCCGTCGCCACCTGGGCGCGGTCGCGCTGCAGGATCGTGATCTGCTCCTCGATCCCCCGGCGCCGCTCCAGCTCCGTGGTCAACGCCAGCTCTGACCGCAACTGCTCGATCTGCAGGTCGATCACCTGCTGTTGGAGCGCGGTGCGTTGGCCGTAGTACGCGGCCGCGGTGATCGCGCCATCCCCGAACTGCTGCTCCAGCGCCGCCGCCGCCCGCTTCAGCGCATCCTGCAACAGCACCGTGCTGGCCGCGATCTGCTTGATTTTCTGCTCGGTCTTGCTGCCACCACCGCCGCCGGCGCCATCGCCGCCCAGGATGGAGCGCACCAGCGCCAACAGCTTTGCCGCCTCCGGCGAGGCTTGCCCGGCGGCCCTGCCGATCCCGCGCACGCCTTCGCCGGTCTTCGCGGCGG